TATACCGTTGCGCTTGTTTTCAGTGATTCACTTCTGGATTCTAAGATGGATGTTGAAGTTATTCCATTATGCATGCGTGTTCCAACTTTACGTAAAAGGATTTATGAAAATGAGAAATAGTAATTTCGATATCAGGGAGGGAACCCTCCGGCTGATGACGCTGGGCGAAATAGCGATGGCCCGACGCGTGTTTGGTAATAGCATTGTGTATAGCCGTGTCTGGATACATTGTGACAGCTATTTTCCGTTTGGCTTACAAAGTAAAGGCGTTGCAATGGCACCCGATGGAGAGTTGTGGTTCAGGAAGGAGGGCTATAAGCCTGATTTTTCTGCCAGCAATGTGTTAATTCAGTCGAGGCATGTCTTTATCCATGAACTTGGTCATGTCTGGCAACATCAACATGGACAATGGGTACGAACCCGGGGATTGTTCAGTTGGGCCGCTAATTACTTTTATCAGCTTGATAAAAGTACGCTTATCGATTATTCACTTGAGCAGCAGGCTTCGATTATTGCTGACTACTGGTTACTTCTTGTTTACGGTATGCAAACCTGGTTGGCTTTCCAGGCCGAAGGAAAACAGGGCAGATACAGAGGTAAAGACCGGCTTGCCGATATTCCCCGTCTTTACCAGAAAATTGCCACCGGACGAGGCTGACAGATGAAAGAACATCTCCTGAAATTTTCATTAGTACTGCTGGCAGGCTGCGCAGGGCCAGGCGATCGTTTACCGGATATTCAGCCGGGTCATGTAGAACTGAACGGCAATACGCCCTGCATCACTTATGCGGTTAAGCCTGGCGATCGTCTCTCATACATTGAAATCGCTAATCACAGCAGCGCAGGTGACAGTTTTCAAAAAATTGTGCGTGAAGATGCGCTGTATCCGCAGCAGGGCGAGTGTCTGCCGACGCTGGGTTATCATTTCGAAAGCGGCAATAAATATGTGGCGTATTACAGCGTGGATAATCCGCGTGATGAACGAGAACGCATTATTGAAGTGAACTTTTTGATGCCATAAATTCGCCAGAGCAGCCATTCCCGAACAATAAAAAGCCCCTGTCGGGGCTTTTTAATAAAGACGCGTAGCGTTTATTACCGGGCGCTGAATAACGCCGTTCATATCTTCAACAAATGACAGTAATCAGTCTTTGGTCTGCAACAGGAAGCGATAAATCAGACCGCCCACTATGCCGCCCACGATCGGTACGAGCCAGAAAACCCACAGTTGCTGTAAAGCCCAGCCGCCCTGGAAAATAGCGACAGCGGTGCTTCGCGCTGGGTTCACCGACGTGTTGGTGACAGGAATGCTGATGAGATGGATCAGCGTCAGGGCGAGACCAATCGCCAGCGGCGCAAATTTCGCCGGCGCGTTTTTATCCGTGACGCCATGGATAATCAGCAGGAAGAACGCCGTCAGTACCAGCTCAGTCAGGATTGCCGCCGAAAGGCTATAACCATCCGGCGAGTGTTCGCCATAGCCGTTGGCGGCAAAGCCGCTCGCGACGGCGTCAAAGCCCGGTTTACCGCTGGCAATCGCATACAGCACGCCCGCCGCGGCAATACCGCCGATGACCTGGGAAATGATGTAAGGAATGACATCCTGAAAGGTAATACGTCCACCCGCCCATAAACCCAGCGTGACGGCCGGGTTAAAATGACCGCCGGAAATATGCCCTACGGCATACGCCATGGTCAGGACGGTCAGACCAAACGCCAGCGCAACCCCCGTAAAACCAATGCCCAGCTCAGGATACGCGGCGGCAAGCACCGCGCTCCCGCAGCCACCAAACACCAGCCAGAATGTGCCGAAGAATTCAGCCGCACTTTTTCTCAACATATTATTTGTCCTTATTTACACTATGACCGCTACGTATTTATTTAGCGGCGGAATATCATAGCGTTTAAAATAAATAACGGAACCAGGCGCTATTCTTAATCAGGAAGGAAATGTTGCGAGTTGTGCAAAAATGATGATTATTTGTGAATGTGATAGATTTAAATGAATATGGCGCCAGGGAGTTGTTGGCTTTTGTTTAATACAGAAGAGTGTGTGGAAATGTGCGCAGCATGTCGTCTCCAGACGTTTGATTATTTTGGTTTATATTCAGTACGCCTGAATATCTCCCTTTGGAAGAGATAAATATCATTAAATCTCTCTTAGAGTGATCACCATTGCCTGGATTTACTTTCCAGTCGGGAGCGTTGTTAAGCTAACAGGTCTCTAGTTTGAAATGCCTTGCGTGCCCAAAATTCATTTTCTGTATAAATTTCGGGAGGCTGCTAATTCGATTTTTAGGCAAAAGCGCCAGAGCGTTATTGTTGATTCACATAATGGACGTGGAACTTAATAAGTTTTTACCCAACATTTACCCAGAAAAAATAAAAGCTTTAATGCATCAAGACGGTCAGGCATGAACGCAAGAGTGGTGAAAAGAGTGGTGAAAAGAGTGGTGAAATCACTGTTTTATAAAATTTACGAACGGTTTCGAAGGTGAGTGAACAGCAAAATGGCGTCCCCTGCAAACTTCTAATTTGATACCTAAGTGCAGGAGACGTAAGGGTTATTTTTGTATGCTAAAATTATTTACCCAGGATTTTACCCATCATGCTGCGCGATGAGCTTTTTTTTGAATGCTTGATGATCACTATATAACCAGCGAGAACGCCCATGAATCTTGCGTGGTTTCGGAAGGGTTCCGTCTTTAATGCGATCATAAATGAAGGTCTTACCGAACCCAGTATCTGCCATGATAAATTTCAGGTCAATAAGGGTATCCTCTCGTAACTCACGCATCATAATCTCTCCTGCTTACATTCGTACTTTGAAAATCTTATAGCTGACAGAGCAGCAAAATTTTTTGTAACCACTACCTTAGGTCCTCGTGACTTTAGTTACGAAGCCAGACAGCAACTTCACTGCCGATGACTCGCACTGGTTGCCCCAGTGATCCCAACCTGGCGCCGCTGAACGGCTGAATAACTCGATGCGCGGCACGTCGCCATAAAGACGCTCTAACCGGTGGCGGGCCTCCCAGGGTTTCGCACTATGGCGGCCTAACGGGCTGTAGATAACCTGCTTAACGCTGGCATCTTTGCGTTCCAGCCCGGCGCCACGTGTGGCGATAAGAAGATCTTCGGTGTTGGCCCGCGTATGGTTTCCGGCATTCATTCGCGTTTGCGCGTTAAGCAGGTCTAAAAAGTCGTGAAAATCCTCAATTTCGCCAGCTTCCAGCGCTTTATTGATGTGCAGCTCTGCCCGTTGGTTGAGTTTCACCCATGTAAAGCCCTTCATGGTGCGCACCGTAAAGCCCCAGGCTTCGGCAAGATCCATAGCTTCGCGGTTGTGGGTGCCGGTGTACCACATCGCCAAAACGGCGTTTTCTGCGGCCAGCTCCCACACTGGGAGGCGCTTCATATCGATCAGGCTCATGGTGTCGTAATGCCCGGCTGCCGCGCCGTTGCTTACGGTATTGCCATAGCTCCAGGCGGGATCGGCGTAGATAAGCGAATATTTCATCAATCCCCCCTGTATACCCCGCCATGAATACGGCGTGCTTCGCCGCTATATGGGCCGGTAAACCCGCCTAAATCCACATCAGCCCAGCGCAAGCGCAGACTATGGGGGAGGATTCCACCCGCTGCTACCGCCTGTTCTTCCTCGGTCGGTAGCGGCTGGGGGATCTCCACGCCAAATAAGGCGGCCTGATTAACAAGCCGGTGTAGTTCGATGCGCAGACGCCCACGAATGCGCTCATCTGGATCTACTGGTTTCGCCAGAATCTGCGCCAGCTGTTCTGTCGTTGGCTTCCCGGTGAGTTTCATCATGGCCTCCGATCAGAATGGGATATCATCGTCAAAATCATAAGCGGGCTCGCTCTGCTGCTGGCGCGGGCCGCCGCCGCTGTATAGCGGCTGTTGAGGCGCGCCCCAACAGCCGGGCTCGCCGCCTTGCTGGCTCTGCTGCTGGCGTTGCTGGCTGCTTTGCTGCCCCTGCCCGCCGCCGAGCATCTGCATAGTGCCGCCTACGTTCACAGCCACTTCTGTTGAATAACGGTCGCTGCCGTCCTGCGCCTGCCATTTACGGGTTTTTAGCTGGCCTTCGATGTAAACCTGAGAGCCTTTGCGGAGGTATTCCCCGGCCACCTCGGCGAGCTTCCCGTACAGAACGACGCGATGCCATTCTGTGGCCTCTTTCATTTCGCCGGTTTGCTTGTCGCGCCAGGATTCAGAAGTCGCCAGGCGCAGACTAGCCACGGCGCCGCCGTTCGGGAGGTAGCGAACCTCTGGATCTTGTCCGAGGTTGCCGACCAGAATCACTTTGTTAACTCCACGCTGCGCCATTGATTAAGCTCCTACTGTCTGTTGTTCGTTCTGCTGTCCGGCCTGCGCCTTTTTCAGCTGGTTAATTCGTTGCTGCATTGCTTCGCGAAGCTTGCCCTGGGTAGCTCCATCGCCTGCGCACGCTTTCCATGCACGCTTGTAAAGCTCATCGAGGCGAACCCGATCCGTTGTCTGCCCGGCCACCTTTGCGAAGGTTGTGTAAACTTCTGCGGGCGTAAGCTCTGCTCTTTGCTGCTGGCGTGGCTGCTGGCGCTGCTGCTGATTCCCACCCTGGCCTCGCTGCTGCTGGCCGCCGTTTCGCTGTTGATTGCCGTTGCGTGACTGGTTACCGTTGCGCGGCTGCTGCTCGTTCTGGATCGCGTGTTCGTCTGTGTCTGGGTCTTTCGCGTCATCGATGCCAAAAAGACCATTCAGGCAGTATTTGCGGGCGTAGGAGCTGGTAGCGCCGGTTACCTGCGCATCATCCATGCCTTTTTTCGTGATCGCCTCGCGCGCTATGGCGCTGGCGCTGTGTGAGTTCTCGCCGTCGGTGATGGTGGCGGTGGCCCTGATGTAGTAGCGGTCGCCCAGTTGGATCACGTCGTCGGTGATCGAGAGGAAAAGCCCTTTAAGCAGAGGTTTTACGGCGTTTAAAATGTCTTCGCAGCTGCGATAGCTATAACCGCCAAAGCTATTAAACTGGCTTTTGGGCGCGTTAAGTTCGGCCTGAATGCTGGCAAGACGCGCGTAAAATTCCGGTTTGGTCATTGTTGTAACCCTGATTCTTTTTTCGTAAACTCACCTGGTCTTACTTCCCGGTGAGACTTAAAGCCCTCCTGCTGCATCCCTGACAAGACCGCAGGAGGCGATGAGAAACCCGCTTCGGCGGGTTTTTTGCTTAGTGGCCCGGCACTTGCGGCGCGCTATCCACTAACACTTCCACGATCTCTGGGCTGATGCGGGTTTTCGTGGTGAGCCTGTCCAGATAAAGCCCTTTTTCTACGTTTGCAGAAGCGCGCCAGGTGCGGCCGTCATGGCGGATCAGCATTCCGGGGCGAACGTGCGAACGGAACATGAAAGTAGTTACAGGGGCGGCTGCGTTATGCATGGCTGGCACCCTCCGCACGGGCTGGCATGGTGTGAACGGCTACAACCGGTTGCCCGTTCTCGTTATCGATAATGCGGAAGTAGAGCGCATCGCATACCGGGCAATTAGCCAGCGTGTCGGAACAATCGCCGACCGGCGGGATCATTGAAAACAGTGTCGATTTGCATTCCGGGCAGGCGAAATGCGCCAGCTCGCGCCCTTCTGTCATTTGACGGCCCAGCCATTGCGCGTATTGCGCGTACAGCTTCGGGTGTTTAACTGCTACGTTTCCGATCTTCATTCCTTCCTTCCTTTCTTCATTCGCTGCTCTTTCTCTCGCTGCCCACAAATTCATTGCCGAGGCTTTCGCCCAGCGATACCAGTCACGCCCGGCTTCTTTGTAGGAATTGCCGAGCCTGACGAGTTCCCACGTCTCTTGCATCGCATCCGGCTTTTTATCAGCGATGGCCTGGCGGCCCTCGATCATCGCGTCGATTGCTTCGTTGATTTCCAGCGCTTCGGCGTGGGCAGCCTCTAATGCCTCACGGCGTGCTGCGTAATCCTTGCCGCCAAAAAACTTCGCGATGCGGCGGCGGTGATTGAGTTCAAGTGCCTCGGCATGGTCGCGGTCGATGATTTCCAGGCATTCATCTACAGCGCGGGCGAGGTCTAAAAGGCGCTCTACGGTGCCGTTAATACGGTTAGTAACGCAGTCCTGAATAGCGGCCCACACTCCCGCAGTAACGCGACGGTTTGGCGAGTCGTACGGATTCATAAAGCCGTCTTTGGTGTGACGCAGTCCGATCAGCGTCATGTGTTTGCGGCGCAGGTCGATATGCACGGCGGCAGTAAGAGATTGCAGAGCCTTAAGCTCGCTAAAAGACAGGGTGCGGATATCAATCATCGTTTAGTCCTCTGGTTTGCCGTTGTCGCCCGGCTGGCGGAACATTTTTGATACTGGCGTTATGCCGATGGAGCAAATCCTATACCCATGAGTTTAGATAAACAAGTCTCAAGGGTATAATTTTTTGTGGAAGGGTTATCGAGGGAATAGCTTTAAGAGTTGTTCAGGGTATAAGCAGGGTGTGAATGCCCGCCAAAATCATTAACTATGCGAGCTTGACCATCGGGAAAGACTAAATTAAGTTGTAATGACTGTATATATATACAGGTGTTAATTTTGTGAAATCAACGTAATAGGAGGGAGAACATGCCTGATGCAATGTTGCGCACCGCGCCGGGAGTTTACAGAGAGGTAGTCCCGGCAAATCAGCATTGCCGGGTGCTCGGAGGGAAAATTTATCTTCGGAAAGAGCGGGCCATGAAGACTATCACGCCCAGTATTTCTACATTTTCGTCGATTGGAACAAGGCCAAGGCGTGAGTCTCCGACATCCAGATAGTTCTGCGGCCCTCGCGTGAGATATCTGTATGCCGAAGATTTGCCATTTATTCGTGCATAAACAAAATCGTTATTTGCTGGAGATTCACCAGCATCAACAACTATCGTGGAACCCTGGGGCAGCTCGGGGAACCCTGTTTCGTAATTGAGCTTATAGGCTTTTGAATTTTTTGGGTTAATTGCTTCCGGAACAATTGCCACCCCTATTTGCTTTTCGCCCTCATCATAGAGAGGGAGAGCAATAGTTCCTTCATAAGCCACCGGGCTGACATTGCCAGATTCAGCTTGCTCGGACTTCATACTGCCCACTCCATGCGCCAGCCATTCAGGGCGCACTCCCAAGGCTTTAGCAAGGTCAACGATCTTTGCTGAACTTTGTGTTCTTCCAGAAACAATTTTCCAAACCGTTGGCTGGGATACGCCAGCCGCCTCTGCAAGAGAAGCCTGGCTGAAGCCGCCAGCCGCCATTGCAGTTTCAAGTCTTTGAGAGAGAGTCGTTTTCATATCCTCAAATTATAACCGGGGGTTTAAGTAGTCAAATAACCATAGGATTGACTGATTCTATAACCATGAGTATTATTCAGAGACCGATAACACCTATGGGTATTGATGATGAACGAGTACATTGCAAAGGCAATCGAGATCGCAGGCTCCCAAGCCAAGCTGGCCGAGCAGGTTGGAGTGTCACAAGTTAGCGTCTGCCGTTGGCTTAACAACAAGAAAAAAGTTTCTCCAGAGCGTGTCATCGCGCTTGCTAAGGCAACCGGAGGCGTTATCCAACCTTATCAAATCCGTCCTGATCTCCCGATGCTTTTCCCGCATCCCAAAAATTAAGTTTCCGCTTTGCGCGGCCATTTCCATCAAATGAGCAAGTAGTAAAAAGGAAGTATCAACGATGAAAAACACACACAAACGCACAGATAGCAAGGCGTTGAAATTTGAAACAATTATACGAAGTGGGATTGCGGCTCAAGGGGTCGCGCAAGTGGCAAAGCAGATGGGTATTCACCATTCCCAAATTAGCCGTATGCAGACCGGGAAAAATTGTTTCGTAGAGCGTGCCGCAAAGCTGTTAGCCGTTATCGGCTTCGATCAGTCAGAGGAGACGGTGATTATCAAGGGGCAACAAACAGCACAACTTGCTCAAGCACTTATTTCAATGCTGGACAATTTAAAGATCGAAGCCCCGGACTGCGCGAACAGTTCCGAGGCTTCTGAGTGCAAAAAACCTACCAAGTAATTTGCGAGGAAAGTATGACAAATCGTAGTCAGGTTTGCCACGTTGTTATGCGCAAACGCGCGCACAGAAATCAGGAGCGCGCCCTATGAGCATGAGTTTAATGGCAAAGGCAATGGGGATCAGCGTGGGGAACCCACTCCGAAAACTGGTGCTTATCAAACTCGCCGATAACGCGAACGATCAAGGTGAGTGCTGGCCGTCTTATCAGCATGTTGCCGACCAGTGCGAAATCGGGAGATCCACCGTAAAAGGCCATATTCGCGCACTGGAAAAAATGGGTTTGCTTCGCAGGGAGTACCGCAAAAACGGCGATCTGAACCAGTCGAACCTGTTCTATCTGACCTTAGATAACCAGGTTAAAAAAGCATCCGGCAAGGGTGGGGCAGGAGCTGCCCCAGGTCAGGAGCTGCCCGAGGGTGGGGCAGGAGCTGCCCGAGGGGGTGGGGCAGGAGCTGCCCCCATAACCAGTCACTCTTTAGAACCAGTCATTGAACCTATTACGTCAGAGAACGCTACCGCGTCCTCTGGAGCCATGAAAAAACAGGATGATTTGGTTGTGGCTGTCAGACCCGATGCGGGAATACAAACACCGAAGGGCGATAAGTGGGGAACTGTTGACGACCTCCGCGCGGCTCAATGGATGTTTGCCAGGGTGCAGCATGTCGCCCCGGCTGCCCGCCAGCCAAACTGGGCGGCATGGGCTAACGATATTCGCCTGATGCGTGGTGCCCTGAAAGTCACCCATAGAGATATTTGCCAGGTGTTTGCCTGGGCGAACGAAGATCACTTCTGGCAGACGAACATTCTGAGCCCCGCGAAGCTGCGTGAGAAATGGCCGACCCTAACCGCGCAGATGATGCAACCATCACGGCAGCGCCCCGCAGCGCCGCAGCAGCAAACGCCGCACTGGAATAGCCCGGAAGCCTGGGAGGACGTTTTATGACCCAGCAACTCATCCACGCCATCGCGCGCCGTGACGGCCGGGAACTCTCCAGGCTGGCCGGTAAATATCAACCAACCCAGGAGCGGCCCGCAAAAGGCGTTGTAAATTCCGAGGCCGAACGTCTGGTGGATGCGCTGTTTCGGCAGCTTAAGCAGGTATTCCCGGCAGCGAACGCTACAAGCCTGCGCACCGACGCCGACGAGGCGGCCGCAAAACAGCAATGGATTATTGCTTTCGCAGAGAGCGGCATCGCCCGACGGGAGCAACTTGCCGCAGGCATGAAGCGAGCACGCGCAAGCCTGTCGCCGTTCTGGCCCTCGCCAGGGCAATTTATCGACTGGTGCCGGGAAGGTGAGTTCGAGCTGGCCGGGCTGCCATCGGTGGCCGAGCTGCTGGCGATGGTGCGTACTTACTGCGCGCGGCGTGGGCTTTATGCCTCCCCGGCGGATTATCCGTGGCAGCAGGCGGCTCACTACTGGCTGGTTACAGGCCTGTATAGCGGTATGCGCCTCAACAGCTGGACAGAGCAGGAGCTTGCAGAGCAGGCAAAGGTTGAGCTGGTGAAAATGGCAAAGCGCATCGCCAGCGGTGAAACCATACCGGAGCCTGTGGCAATGATCGAACAACCCAGGCCGCAGCCTGTTACCCGTGAGAGGGGGCTGGAGATTATCGCCAGAATCCGCCGAGACCTGCTGAAAAGCCGAGGAAAAATTGATCGAGGTGAATCATGACAGGACGCCAGGCCATTGAGCTGTACCTGAAAACTCACGCCACATTTACAAATGAGCAGGTGGCGGCCGCACATAACGTTAGCTGGGGCGCCGTAGCTTATGCGGCGCGCAGAATGGCTTATGAGGGAAAGCTGGTGGTGCAGGAAAGGCACCATAAATGGGCCATCTACCGCTACCCGAACCAGGACGGAGACGAGCCAATCAATACCGTTTTCGATGAGTGCCGGGCGAGCGGAGCTATGCGCAGGGTGCTTTGCGTATACGGCGCGCTGGCAGCTGCAAAAGTGTTTGATAGCCGCAATCAATCTAATAAAACAAGCATCCCAGGAGATATGCGGCGTTAAAAGCGTATTTAACCGGCCAAAATGAAGCGCTGGCGCGTTTTTTAAGGTGCCGTAACAAATGGGCGGAGAAAGATAGAAAGCCCTCAGCGTGCTGATTTGGCCGGTTATTTACTGTGGTCAATCAATAACCGGTTTTCTGATTGTCACTTATTGCTTTTCAGAATGAGGCTTTCCCACGTCACAACTAATGTCCGAGGCGGAAAGCCCAAAATGACACATATTGCCTCTGCGCGCACATTTCCGCACAATATCCGTGCGGTCTGAACAGCCGCAGATACTGGCGTCACTGGAGAAATCAACCGTGACGCACAAACACCAAAAAATCCTTTTCCCAGACCTGATCGCCGCTTCATTGGCGACCAGCGTTTTTTCACATTCAGCGTTCGGCCTCTACGGGGGTGCGGCGTGACCTTCCCGAAAGACGGCGTAAGGCTGCATAAATCCAACTTTGCGGCCATCGGCCAGCAATTACAGCCACTGCTGGATAAAGGCGAATGCTTTCGCCTGATCATCAAGCCCTGGCGCGATTCTCGCAGCCTCCCACAAAACGCGTTGGCCCATGTCTGGTTTAGCGAAATCAGCGCTTACCTAATCAAGCGTGGTAAAGCCTTTGCCTCTCCGGCATGGGTTAAAGACGCGCTTAAGCATTCCTATCTCGGCTATGAAGAACGCGAAATGACCGACGTCATCACCGGCGAAAAAACCACGATCCGCTCCCTGCGGCACACCTCCGATCTCGATACCGGCGAAATGCACTTTTTTCTCACCCAGGTAGAGGGCTGGGCGCTGAACATCGGCTGCCGTCTCACCATTCCCGAAGACAGCGAATATGCGCAACTGCGTGCGAAACAGGAGGCTTAACCGATGCGCAAAACATGGTTTGAGCACACAGATTGTACCCATGCAGAAGCTGATGAACTGATGAACCAGTACCGCAAGCGCGGCGTGAAGGTTGAGCGTTTTCTCTCTGCCGACTGCCGGAAATTCATTGTGCGTGTGGAGCTGCCGGAAAGCCGTCACGAACCGCGCCCCAGCAGAACGTATCAACAACGGATTTGGGGGTGATCGTGGCTGACTTACGCAAAGCCGCGCGCGGCATCGAGTGCCAGGTACGCATTCCCGGCGTCTGTAATCACAACCCCGAAACCAGCGTGCTGGCGCATATCCGCCTGCCCGGCACCTGCGGGATGGGGATCAAGCCGCCTGATCTGCTGGGAGCTATAGCGTGCAGCGCCTGTCACGACGAAATCGACCGGCGCACGCGGTTAACCGAAGCAGAGTATGCGCATACGTGCGCACTGGAGGGAATGGCGAGAACGCTGATTATCTGGCTGAAAATGGGGCTGATTAAATGACCTGCAATTATGAATTCACATTGCCATATCCGCCGAGTGTTAACGACTACTGGCGCAGAGGGAGAGGCAGTACCTACATCAACAAGAAGGGGCGTGAGTATCGCCGTGCCGTAGCGGAGATCCTTCACATCCTCAAGCTCGACATAAACACCGATGCGCGGCTGAAAGTGCGCATTATCGCCAACATGCCGGACAGGCGCCGCCGCGATATCGACAACATACTCAAAGCAGTGTGCGACTCACTGGAAAAGGGCGGTTTCATGCAAAACGACTCGCAAATAGACGAGCTGAAAGTGGTGCGGGGCGAAGTGATCCCTGGTGGCCGCCTGGGAATCAAAATAACGGAGATCGAGCAGTGAGAGCGCAGGCTTATGAATTTATCCGCCAGGAGCTGATCATGGCGACGGCTGACCTGAGCGGCAGCACAAAGGGCCAGCTGGTGGCGTTCGCAGAGAATGCCCAGCTGATCACCAACCGCTACAAGCGCAAGCCGCTGAAAGTGACCGACCCGGAGACAGGCGAACTGGTGACCGTCTGGAACGAGCCCGTGTCGGGCGTCCAGTCTCGCGCGAAAGGCTCGCATATTCCGCTGGTGCTGCCGGTCGAGTTTGCCACCGCAAGCTGGAGACGCGCCGTGCTGGCGCTGGAGCCACACGAAACCGCCTGGCTGATGTGGTGCTATTCTGACAACACCCGCTACGCCTATCAGGTAGAGATCGTGCGCTGGGGTTGGAAAGCATTCAGCGCGCAACTGAACGGGAAACGCATTGCAGCCAAAACGCTGGCGCGCCTGCGGGCGCTGGTATGGCTGGCTGCGCAGGATGTTAAACGCGAGCTGCGTGGCACGACCGAGCACTGTTATCAAGCAAAGGAACTTGCAAAAATCGTGGGGGTTAGTAAATCAACTTGGTCTGAGGGATTTGCTTTATGGTGGATGCAGCTACGTAGGTGTTACCATCATTTCGACGAAGCAGCTCTACTGAAGCTTACAAAAATGCGCTCAGAGCAAAGAAGTCGAAATTCTTAATTTTTCATTATATTTCAATCGCTTAATGGTTTTTTTAAAGATCTTTTTTTCTTATCGTTTTAATCGGCAAGTTCTTATCTACTTTTAGGAACTACTACTGTACTATAGTTACTTAGTGAACAAGATGTATGGGTAGTAGTACTGTCAAAGTACTTATGTTTGCTTGTCAAATATACTGATTGTATGTATTGCCTTTGCATGTTAGTTTACCCGGACAAATTTTCAGGGTGTGGGTTGAAAGGCCTCAATCAGCATCCTATGTTAGTAATATGAATGTAATCGCACATAC